CCGAGGCACCCGGACCGCGGCCCGCATCAACGCGGCCCCATCCTCCAAGGAGGTCGATCTGTCCGTGTTGCAGGCGTCTGTCGAGCGGCTGGAGAAGGAGAGCGCCGAGCTGCGCCAGGAGCAGGCACGCACCCGCGGCATCCTCTGGTCGGTGAGCCGGTGGGCGCTGCGCCTGCGCGACCAGGTGGTGACGCTGGGCGGGTCCCCGGAGCCTCCGCCGCAGGACGTCGAGGACTACTACCGCACCGGTGTGTGAGCCCCGGGCCGGCTTCCTACGCCGATGCCGGCCCGGGACTCACAGGCTCACGCCAGGTCAGACCCCCGTCCGGTCGTACTCCTCCACTCTCTCCGGCGGGGCCGGCGGCTCGATGCGGTGCTCACGCATCACCCCCGTCAACTCCGCCACGTACTGGGCATAGGCGCGCACCAGCGAGGTAAGGCTGTCGATGCGCCGCTCCTGCCGGTCGATCTTGCGCTCCAGCCCGTCCCGGATCTCTCGGAAAGTCGCGAGGTCCGCTTGCCTCTGGGCGGGCTCGGCTGCGGCCTCGGCCGCGGCCCGTTGTGCTTCGGCCGTCGTGCGCGCTGCCGTTCGGGTGGCCCGCGCCGCGAACAAGCCGGAGCCCAGCAACGCGATGGCGCCGAGCACCGACCCGATGATCCCGGCCGCTACCCCCCAGCCTCCGCTCACCGTCTTCTCCCTGGTGCAGGGTGGGGCATCTCGTACTCCGGCACGGACGCGGCCCACAGGATCATGCCGACGTGGCTGGTCGCGTACCAGCCGAAGATGGCCGGCCCCCGGGGGAAGTCACCGGCGGCCGACGCCCACAGGAACGCGAACCCCCATACGAACGGCGGTATGAGCGCGGCGATGAATCCGAAGCGGTCGCGGCCGATCCGCAGCCACGCCGACCCGAACGTGACCGCGCCGCACACCACCCAGATCATCGCCCAGCAACGAATGGTGCCGTGGTCGGTGAGCAGCTCCAGGCCCCGCGTCTCGGGCTGGGGCGTCAAGATGTAGCCCGCGCCGTAGCAGACCTTCCCGATACCGAGGAGCACGAGCGCTGTCCCGCGGCGGCCCAACCGCTGCCGGAGCCGCCGGACCGCCGCGCACATCAGACGCCCTTGACCAGGCTCGCGCTGTTCTTCGTGCCGAACGCGCGGGCGAGCATGCCCTTCAGCAGCGTGCCGGCTGCGGCGATCCCGGCCGCCGCCATCGTCTCCCAGAACGAGGCGTGGAACATGTCGCCGGGGCCGGCGGCGAGGGCCACGCCGCCGGCCGCGACGACCGCCGTGGCGAGGGTCCGCTCGGCGAGGTCGCGCGCGTAGGTCTTCGCGGTCTTCACCACGGTCTCGGCGGCGGGCAGGTTGATCTCAGACATGGGTTCCTCACTTCGCTTCGAGGGCAGCGAGCCGCTTGCCCTGCTCGGTGACGGTCTTCTCCAGGGCGGAGAGCCGTTGTTCCACGGTCGGCTTCGGCGCCGGGGCCGGGGCCGGGGAGGTGGGCGGAGACCACGACGCCGGATGCTTCAGCCGCTCCGCGACGTCGGCCCGGAACTGCTTCATGGAGAACGTGAACCGACCGCGGGTGCCGTACCCCTCCACCGGCCCGCGCGGATCGACCTTGCCCTCCACAGACGTCTCCAGGTGGCCAGCGCACGACTCGGCCGTCCACCCGTGGTGGCGGCACACGGCAGCATTGATCCGGACCCAGGCGTCGTACTGCGCCCGCGGGTACACGTCCTTGCCGTCGCCGCGGTTCTCCGTCTCGATGCCGTACGCGACGTCGTTGCCGTCGACTGTGCCCGACGCCTTCGACGGGGCCGGATGCGTGGACTGCTCGTCGCGGAACGAGGCGTAGGCGTTGGCCGCCATCAGCCCGGCGTGGTTCGCCCGGCCAGCGCTGCACATCGTGGCCGTGCCGTCCTTCGCGAGGTAGACGTGCGCGAGCGGCGCCGGCAGCCCGGGCACGCCGACGCGGGCGACGACGTCCCGCGAGTTGTAGCCCGCGGTGTGGTGGTTGAGGAACATGTGGACGGAGCCGAACGGCTTGCCGGTCTCGTCGTCGCGCTCGCGGGTGCGCCAGCCGGGGTACTCCACGACGCGGACACCTTCGGCCTTGAGGATTCTCAGCCACTGGTCCGGGGTGAGAGGGGTTGCCATGGGCGTGCCTTCTTTCAGAGGAGTCGTGCGTAGCGGGGGGCGCCGCCGATCGAGCCGCCGCCGCCGTACCGGCCGCCGGTCGTCGCGCCGCTGGTACGGCGGACCTGGATCTGCACCTTCAGCTGGGTGGCGTTCCGGTACGGGGTGAGGTCGAGAGTCACGCTGGCCAGCAGGAAGCTGAACGTGGCGGGGACGCTGCCGCTGGCGATGACCGTGGTGTCGTCGAGCTGCACGCGCCACTCACCGCCGGTGTTCGCGGCGCCGACGGCGTCGCCGATGAACACCATCCCCAGCTCCAGGCGGCTGGTGCGCGGGGCGAGGATCGTCTCCCACAGCGTCGTGAACGAGGTGGAGTCCTCGTAGACCAGGCCGTGCAGCGACGTCGGGTAGAACGGCAGCTCGTCCCTGACCCAGCCACTGCGGCGGAGCGCGGCCAGCTGGTCCTCTACGGCGGCGAGCCGGTGCAGGATGTCGGGGCTGCGGTAGGTCTTCGGCATGTCACGGCTCCACGCAGGTCAGACGGATCCGCTCGGGCCCGTTCGCGGCGGTGTTCTGGATGCCGACGATGCGCAGTACGCCACGCCGCCCGGACGGGCTGAGCGGCTCCGGATCGATGACGAACCACGCCTCGTCGCCGACCTCGTAGGAGCCGAACTCGGGGTCGGCGTCGGCCGCGACCTCGAACGTCGGCTGCACGGTGGCCTGCGAGCGGGCAGCAAGGTCGGCGTTCGTCATGCCCTGCACCTGCGCCTGGTCGACCACGCCGTCATAGGTGGCCACTCCCTCCAGCAGCGGCCACCCGGAATCGATCAGGTCCTGAGCAGTGGCGGTGCGCACGATGCGCGCTTCGCCCGTCCCGGCGCCGAGGCCCGACATATGGGTGACCAGTGACGTGCCGTCCTCGGGCCACTCGTACGAGAGGATCGCCCCGTGGCCGCCGCCCTTGGTGAACACCAGCCCGGACTGGGATACCGGCCGGCCGCGGCGCGGGTACCAGGTGCGGGCGCGCCGGAAGCGGGTGGGCGGCTGGTTGTTCGCGGACGGCGTCCACCCCACCTCAATGCCGAAGTCGAACCCGTCGTCGGCCGCGGCCAGCTCGGCGATCGCCTTGTAGATCTCGGGCCGCTCGTATCCGTAGTAGGTCACGGTGCGGTTGATGCCGTCGGCAGGGGACGTCAGCGGGTTGAGGTCGATGCCGATGTTGCCGCCGGGCTGGTCCTGCGCGTACCGCAGCAGAGACCAGACGATGAACTTCTGGTCGGTGTACAGGCGCTGGCCGCCCTGGTTGACGTAAGCCGGGTTCAGCAGCAGGGACGTGTCCGTGGACAGGGTCTTTTGGACGTAGCGGTGCTGGTAGTACGACGTGAACTCGGCGGCCTGGATCTGCTTGCCGCCGGTGGTGGGCCGGCGGGTCCACACGATGCCGCCCCACACGAGGACGCCGTCACGGTCGACGTACACGGCGGTGCGGCCCGGGGTGCTCGCGGTCTCCGGGTCGAGCGGCAGCGTCTCACGGTTGTACGGGATGGTCCCGGACAGCTGGCCGATCCCGGTCAGCTCGTAGGAGTAGGTGACCTCGGCGAGCGGTAGCTCGGCGAGCACGGTGTCCGTGCGCAGGTCGCAGAACAGGTACGTGTAGGTGTGCCGCATCAGTCGGCCCACCACGTGCAGGACGGGAAGCCGATCCACTGGGAGCCGATGGCGCCGACGGTGCGGAAGTCTCCGGCGCCGGTGATCTCGCAGCGGAACATACCGGTGACGTTGCTCGAGCTGGTGCCGCCCACGGCCCACACGTCCTGGTACGACGTCGCGGACTGAAGCGGCCGGTACCCGGCGGGGATGAACCCGGCGAACGTGGTGCCGTCGGGGATGACGCCGGCCGTCCGGTTCATGCGTCCGCGTAGGAAGCACTGCCCGTTGATCTTCCGGATCTGCACCGGGTAGGCGTTGGCGGAGAAGGTCGTGTAGCCGCTGGGCAGGGCGAGGGTGACCCAGCCGGTGTCCTCCCGCAGGATGCCGAGCGTGCCGTCCTGCTTGCCGTACCGGAAGACGTCGGTGTCGGTGAGGTACTGCACCTGCCCCGGGTGCAGCCTGGTCGGGGCGTTGTTCGACGCGACCGGCACGATGCCGCCCGCGGCCACCGTGTACTGCCGGACGTCGCCGATGTTCGCCGAGGTGATGCTCGTCTGGGACGGGCCGATGGAGATGTCCGCCAGGATCTGCGCGTTGGGCGGGATGGTGCCGCGCACCGTCGCGCCGGCCGACGCCGCGTACGGGCCCTGGATCACCTC